TTGGCACCGCTCATGTCGGCATCGCGCATGTTGGCACCGCGCATGTTGGCATCGCGCATGTTGGCATCGCTCATGTCGGCACCGCGCATGTTGGCACCGCGCATGTTGGCACCGCTCATGTTGGCACCGCTCATGTCGGCATAACTCATGTTGGCACCGCTTTTAATTGCTTCCTCAACCGCCTCTTTGAAGGTTGGCTTTTCGGACTCATAGATCACTGCACCACTTAACCAGTTTAGTATTTTGATTGTTGCTTGTACTTTTTTCATGTCTTACTCCTTAGTTTAAATCCTTCCTATTAGCGAATATATCAGTATTTGTCCTGACATGCAAGTTATCTACTTCCGAGCCGTAAAGCTTTTTATAGTGCGCAACGTAGCTGGCAGGCGTTGATTTGTTCTTCCAGTTAAGATATACCCCTTTGACTGTAGAGCAGAACCTAAGCTGCTCAGGCGACGGCTCAAGCTCATTATTGAGGACAAGCCAAATCTGCTCCGCTTTCTCTGCTGATATAACTTTTCCTAGTCCATTGTTTAGGATGATGAAAGCCATAGTCTACTCTTCAACCTCTGCTTCATTATCAAGCATACTTGAGATAATCCCAGCTGCATCAGCCCTAGTTAGCTTATTCACGTCTGGTGGTGGTAACTTCCTACGCTTGTATAGTGTAAGTATAAGTGATCGCTGTTTCCACGATGCGCGCTCATTGGCTCTCCTTGGAACATAGATCGGTTTTAGTGGTTTATGATTGAACTCTGGAACTAAAGGCATAGGGCCTTCCTTCCTACTACTTAGGGTTGATGAGATTATCTACAAGCCGGTATCCTACAGTAACAATTAGTGGACTAATTCCCCGTTTACAGTGCGCTTCTGCTTCCAATTACTGTGGCTGGTGCCGTATATATAAGCTTTGTAAGAATCGGGTGAATTACTCATTTAGACAGGGCACCCGCTAACCTGAAAGCTTATATATATTGTTTCGCTTGTAAATGTATGTGCCAGTGTCTATAATTAAGAGCGAGTAAGACCAGCACCCCGCAAGGGGTGTTTTTCTATACTGTCACTGACGACATATTTGTTCTTGAGTAAGACCAAATAGTCTCTCTAAGTTAAGCACTAGCCGTGTTAGAAAGCAATGTATATCATCTTTCATGACAGGTGGTACAATAGAAGTCATGATAGAACCCAAACCCCGAATCAAACTAGAAGTACGACTAAAAGCAGAGGAAAAAGCTCACTTGTGGGCTGTAGCTAAGAAGCGCGGTGTTAAGGTGTCGCAGTTAGTTAGAGACCTTATTGCGGGTGTGGATAAGTAATAATGCGTGAACTGAAATTCAGAGCGTGGGCGCTGCGCCGTGATAACACGATGGGCTGGATATATTCTGAAGACGAGTCTAACCTTAGTCAGTACTTTGATTGGACTGAGGATTTTGAGCAAGAGCACTATACCAGCCGAAAAGATAAAAAAGGCAAAAAAATATACGAAGGCGATCTAGTACGTTGGGATGACGCTACTTGGCAGATAGTATTTGATGGAGCGCAAGGTTGGATGTTGCAAGCTATCCACTCCGATAACTACGATCCCAATGATATGCCTAACTTGTATATGCAATCAGTAATAGATAATCCTATTTTTACTAGAGTTGAAATCATCGGCAACACCCATGAGCATGGTTATCTCTTGGAGAAAGCCAATTCCTAAAGGAGTCAAAGGTTTCCAGATTGGACATGAGACTAGCTTAGAGACACGCTGCAAAATCGCCGACGCACTCCGTAATCAGGTCAGTTTTAATTGCGATAACTGTGGAGCCACAAGCAGTGATAAGCCTAGCTCCTACACCCGTAAGAAGCACCATTTCTGTTCCACGGCATGCTACTCACAGTTCAGAGCTACGAAGATGGAACCGCACGAGCAAAATAGCTGGCGCGGTGGCGTGACACGATATGAGGCGCACAAGCGTTGGGTAGCTAAGAATCCTAAACGCATGGCACATCTCAAGGCCAGACGCTATGCACGCGAGCGCGGAGCGGAAGGGAACCACACTTTAGAAGAATGGGAAGAACTCAAGGCACGTCTAAACAACTTATGTGCAAACTGTGGCGAAGCCAAACCCCTGACTAAAGATCACATCATGCCATTGTCGGAAGGCGGAAGCGACTACATATCGAACATCCAGCCACTATGCCGAAACTGCAATAGTCGTAAGTGGAAATTCATCCATGATAATCCGGAATTACTAAAACCATAAATAAAAGTCTTGACACTGTCATGACAATAGCCTAAACTAAGACCAGAATCGTTTATGGGCAATAGCTCGGACAACGGCTCGAAACTTAACAATTCGGCACTTCAGAAAACTAACGTAGAGCGCAGCAGCCCCGTCATCGCGGTGCCCACCCCCTCGGTGGCGGGATTCATGCGCTCTATACAAGTGGGTTGTACTTAGGTCTAGCTGCAATTATGACTAGGCGGCAATAATCCTTGCAAGTGAGCATACCTAGCGCTAGGCCTATGCTCAGCCCACTTACGATTGAGTGACTAAATCTAATAACAAGTTGACTCGAGGTAGATAGGATATAGGAAGCGACGCTTAGTTAGCTACGTACTTATGAAGACTATTCAGTGAAGGCAATAAACTGTTGCTGATGCACCCTTTCTTGTTATTAGAACCTTAGCTGCCAGTAGATCACAGAGAATATACTGCGATGATTGTATTCTGTGGAATCTCATGCAATGAGAGTTTGCTTGTACAGGTAAACAAAGTCGCATCTCACCATAATGAGTCTGCTTACTGGCAGCTAAGGTCACTCAATCATTAACTCAACTAGCGGTTCCCGCCAACGGGCGAGCCAATCTGCAGTACTAGGCTGGTTGGCGGAGATTGCTAGTTGAGTTAAAGGAGACAGAATGACAGATGATTTTATAGACCAAGAAGACTACGACCGCCAGGAAGCGGCCTACGATAACTACATAGACAACCAGATTGAACGCCAGCTCGAAGAACAAGCCGGGCTTTAATCACTACAAAAACCAAAAAAGGAAAAACAAATGCGAGTAGTACAAATACGTGAGAAACAGCCACCGGCTGAACCCTCACTTTTCAGAGAGACAATATCATTTTTCGCAGCCGCCGGATTGCTTGTAGCTTGCTACATAGTGTTCGCGGTTGCTTTCTAAATACAGGAGAGACTATGGAAGACACAGCAAAGGAATTTCCCGAAGAAGCAAGAGAGTACGCTGAAGCAAAGAGCCTAGAAGTGCAACAGCCAGTCGCAAAGCCTTTTACAATTCGCGACACGGACGCTACTAGCTTTCTTGACCCGAATTTGTACATACAGCTCAAGGCATTAGCACGAGATTTTATCAAATCACGCGCTATACCCGCTGTATGGGAAACTTCCGAGCAGGTGCTTGTAGGACTGCAAACGGGTGCTGAAATGGGTATGAAGCCTATGGAAGCAATGAACTCGCTTTATCCCGTGAATGGTGCAATAAACGTGTGGGGTAAGGCTACGACCCGACGGCTTAAAGAGCATGGTTGGAAAATCGAATACTCTAACGAGAGTCAGGAATCCTGCACCGCTACTGTCAGTAAAGGCAACGAATCATACACTGAAACGTATACCTTTAAGGAAGCTCAGGAATCAGGTTACACAACGCAGTTCAATAAATTCACCAAAGTCACTGAATTAAAAGTCGGCTGGAAGCCTGGAATGAACCGTAAAAAGAAATTACGCTACGGTGTCCTTTCTCTGATAATTTCAACCGAGATACCAGAAGTATTAGGGTCAGCTATGGGAATTGTGGAAGTATCAGATGACTACGATCTGGGAACAAACAAAGACCCTGCCGTACTCGACGCAGGTGACAAAGTAAAACAAATCGCGGGAGCTTACAAAAATGCTAGCCAAGATTAGTGAACACGAACAAGGTACGCCCGAGTGGAAAAAAGACCGTATAGGCTACGCCACCGCAAGTAACGTCGCGCTTATCATGGCGAAAGGGGCAGGCGCTACGCGCACAAACTACATGGTCAAGATGATGTGCGAAATGCTATCAGGCGAGCCGGCAGTAGGCTTCAAGTCAAAGTATATGCAGGCTGGCAACGACAATGAGCCGATTGCACGCGAGATTTACCAGGAAATTACGGGTAGAGAGGTTGTGCAGCGAGGCTTTGCCTACATCGAAGCCGAGAAGCTTGGCGCGTCTGTGGATGGTGACGTTGAAGCAGACGGCTTGCTAGAGATTAAAAACGTCATCCCTGCTGAGCAAGTGCGGCTACTCACCACTGGCAAGATCAAGGACGCCTACATAAAACAAATGCAAACGCAAATGTACGTCCGTGAGAAAGCGTGGTGTGACTTCACTAGCGTCAGCTTAGGCGATGAAGAAAATGGCGAGCTGCCCGACAAATATAAAGTTAAGATCATTCGAGTAATGCGCGATGACTCCATGATACAAACTATCAGGCACGAGGTGGCCTTTTTCCACCACGATTTACAAGAAATGATTAAGAAGTTAGAGGGAGTAAAGTAGTGTCAGACAATCAACTACAGGTAATTTTAGCAGAGCAGAATGTCCCTAAAGAGAATGCACAGTTATTGCTTACGGCTTTCGGTGCGCCATTTGAAGAGGCTGGAAAAATCCTAGCCGAATACCAGACCATTGTTGTTACTGAAGAAGACCAATTTGATTTAATGGCTGAGGCTCGTAACAAGCGCCTATCACTCAAAAACATTCGTGTTGACGTAGAGAAAAAGCGCAAAGAACTGAAAGAGGACAGTCTGCGTACTGGTCGGGCTATCGACAGCGTCGCTAAGTTTGTTAAAGAGATCATTGAGCCAGCTGAGAAATATCTGGAAACGCAAGAGAAGTTTGCAGAGATACGCCAAGCTGAGCGTGCTGCAAAGGTAAAAGCCGAGCGCATTGAAAAGCTTATGCAGTACACTAGCGACCTTTCGCTGTACAACATGGATGCAATCACCGACGAGCAGTTTAATACCTTACTGGAATCTCTTGAGTATCAACACGAGATCGAGCTTGCTGAGCAAAAGCGTATCGAAGACGAGTATATTGCAAAAGAGAAAGCCGAAGCTGAAGAGCAAGAGCGTGTCCGTGCTGAAAATGCCAAACTCAAAAAGGAAGCTGAAGAGCGCGAGAAAAAAGCCGCGCAAGAGAAAGCCGCAGCCGATAAATTACTTGCAGAAGAACGTGCGAAGGCAGAGGCCGCACAAAAAGCCAAAGACGAAGAGCTACGTGTCGAACGTGAGAAAGCTGCTCAGATCGAGCGCGAGCGCGCCGCAGAACGTGAGGCCGCAGAACGTGAGCGAGCACAGCGTGAAGCTGAAGAAGCCAGAGCAAAAGCCGCTGAAGAGGAAAAACAGCGCCAAGCATTGCTAGCACCGGACAAAGAGAAACTACTCGCTCTAGCTGTCCTTATTGACCAGATCGAGCTACCGGCACTCTCTAGCAAATCAGCACAAGAGGTACTAAATCGGACCGAGGAATTTCTAGGCAAAGTCTCAACTTACATTCGAGGCAATGTAAAAGGTCTGTAATGAAGTTCAATACTGCCATTCAATCCGAGGCAGAGGCATCAGCAAACTATCTGATTGACCTGATCGACAAGAAGCAAATCGTTGAAGTAAAAAAGGTAAGCCCGAAACGGTCACTGAACCAGAACGCATACGTTCACTTGCTTATTGCCGCTTTTGGCCAGCACTTTGGGTACACTTCTGAGGAATCCAAACAGCTCTACAAGATGATTAGCCCAGACGTGTATAAATACACCAAGAACGGCCGCACGTTCTGGCGCAGTTCGGCAGACTTAACCAAGGAGGAAATGGCAAAGACAATAGATGCGTTCATGAAGAAATCGGCTGAAGCGGGATATCCGTTGCCGCTTGCGACTAACCAAGAGTGGATAAGGCAAATCGAGAATTTAATCGAGCAAAGTAAATACTACTTATAAGGGGTAAGAATGTTAAAACTAGGACTACACAAGAAAAGACAGATCGTTGACCTTAAGCCCGATGACGCCACAATGCAGGGAATATTCGACGCAATCGACCGATACAATACGGCGCTTAGCAGTAATGCCATACTCCGGCTTGTACAGATTGACAGTTCTGAGCTGGACGAATGTTTACAGTTACTCGTCAACAAGAAATGGATTGAGGTTGCCTACGAGAAAACAGGACTGGACGGCATTACACGCCCCTACTACCGCGTTTCCGAGAGCTACAACCTGCTCGATGCCAAGAGCAAAATAAGCAAATTCATCACTGATGTAATACGCAAAGCTAAGCCGGTTGTCGATAACGGCAAACATTATAGTGTGCGCGTCCCGAGACGCCGAGAGTTTAATATGGTGTTCGACACTCGCCAGCACGCCCGAGACTACCGTAACTTACTAAAAGAAAGCCGCATGCACCTGAGCTCAGATGTATGGGAAGAGGTTTTTGAAGAGGGTCTACAAGTAAAAGAGAAGAGGATATCGTGAAGGAGGCGCAGGATTTAGTAGAGTATATCGTCACGTGTATAACCGGCAATACCGAGAATATGACACTTCCCACGTCTTTGGATGAAAACGGCGTACTGCTGAAACTAACCATTAAAGAGGCTCAGGCCGGCCGTGTGATCGGCAAAGGCGGTGAGACGGTACAGGCGATCAGGGGCTTACTACGGGCGCTTGGCACCAAGAATAATGCCAAATACAGCTTGCTTGTTGAGATTGACGAGAATGACTAAACGAAAAACTGGTAGGCATACAATCATTAACCCTACTCAGATGAAAAACCTAAAAGCGAAATGGAAAAGTCATAATAAGCCTGACGCTGATAATAATTATGTGTGCTGGATATGCAAGCAGCCAGTAAGCGATGACAAAATGACGCTTGACCACGTTATGCCGGTACATGACTGGCCTGAATACGCATTCGAGCTAAGTAATTTACGACCAGCACACGCATGGTGTAATGGCGAGAGAGAGTTTGATACTCTCAAAATGTTACGTGGTAGAAAAATCTTAAAAAATATAAGGATTAAATAATCAAATGGGTAAATATTTCTGGTTAGGTTTAACAATCACGCTAATTATAATTATTGTGAATTACATACTCGTAGTAACGATTAGTGAATGGTTTGTACTTTTATTGATTCCTGAAGCACCTCTTACCATAAGGCTAGGTCGTTGGTGCGCTGAAAAGGACAATTAAATGAAAACTTACTACGACGGTTACAACATTGAGTGGCTGGAAAATGGTACATTTACTATAGGAAAGAAAAACTTTAAGACGTTGCGGGATGCAATGGACTATGTGGATAAAAGACGTGCGCGGGTTAATAATGATTTGGATAGTGGTAATTCTGACGCTCATCGGAGCGATCTGGTACTTTAACCACGTCATAAATGGAGATGTTAATGACTGGAAAATTAGAACAGCTCACACGTGCACTAGCTGCGTTGTGGAGTATTAAGGAAAACTATGAGTGAGAAGAAATACGTCAGTCCTGGCTACGAGCAACAATTAACTGACTTAGCTGAAACACTCCGAGCTGATAATCGAGAGAGACTCGTTTTAGAGACTGCAATAACCGCCGGTGAGGTAGCTCTGTTCGATGAGATACCGGAAGAATGGCGGCAGTAGGCTTATTATACAAACAAACAGCCCTTTCAAGAAGCTGCTTGTTTGCCGTAGTTGTCACACGAAATTAATCGTTAAGGAGATAATAACATGATGAACGATTGGCTGCTAAAGGAGAATTATACAGGATGACCATAGCTTTTATAATCCTAATAGTGAGCCTTGCGCTCCTGACGTTACCACTAGCCTTTGCCGCTGCGTTGGCTGCGTACCTGGTCGTTAGAGATTTACTGGATGAGGTAAAAGACAGATGAAATCTCAACCCCAACGCGCCGATGAGCCTGACCTTGTGAAAGAAGCTATGGACGCTGAACAGTTGACTCGTGACATCTACAAAGCTATGCAGGTTCCGTACTTGTCAGAGCGCCACGATGCCATCAAGGAACTAATCATGGCCATCAGAGTGTCTGTTCAACATGCCGACCTCATGTGGTGCTTAGGCAAGCTCAGAGGATTAGGGTATCCAGCAACCAGACTTGAGGAACAGTACGGAGTTAGTGAGCGCACCAGAGCCGCCACGAAGGACTGATCTATGAATTATCCTTGTGGGTTCGCTGCGGTCAATAAAGGAAAGCATTGCCTGATTAAAGGGAAATGTGTTGTTTGCGGGATATTCAGCTAAGATTTAGACTTGTTAGCCACTGTAACAACTCCGATAGCACCGAGAATACCGATTGCTAACTGATACCAATGCTGATAATTCTGCGGAACGAGATACGAGTTAGTAGCTACCCATGATAACGCCACAGTCAGAAATGCCACGACGCCCTTTTGATAATGCGCGAGCTTCTCTAGGAATGTCTCAGGAGGAGTGGCTACTACGGTAGGTTTAGTTGTCGGTAGCTTCGATGTCGGCAATGATGGCGTCGAGCTGGGCGGTTGCAATACTGAGGGCGTCGTCACTACTGGCGTCGCCGGTAAAGGGTCATTAACTACCACCGGAGTTTGTACGGGTATAACAACGGGTGCTGGTGTGGCTGTGACTACAGGAGGAGTTAGCGCTGGAGGTGTTGGAGGTGGCGCCGCTTGTCTATCACCCATAGCGAATTTGTGCCAGGCGGTAGCGTCCATATAAGCTATGTCACGGTCTAATGTGCCCGCACTGGAGCTGTACTGCCATATGGTCGCAAAAGGCCACGAGCCAGTCGCATATGGCATGTCAGAGCCATCAGCGGCTGGCATACCGGGATTAGGTACATTAAACTCTGCGTCATAACCCGCTACCCATAATGCGTAGTCAGCAGATACCGATGACCAGTCAGCAGCCTTTGCAGTACTTGCAGACATGTAGATCATGGGTCGTACTTGGGTAAGTGAATAGACAGTATCGAGCCACAGCTTAGCGAAAGCAACGTCGGTGTGAGTTTCATTATCCAACGCCAATAATGCCTCACCGAGATAGCCCTGGATATTATTAACAAAGAACGTCGCCTCTTTAACGGCGTCCAGCATAATAGCGTAGCCGTATACACCTAAAAGCTTTCCCTGACTCTTAGCGCGCTGGTATTTGTTGTCGCAGTCGGGATCTACATACCCAGGACCGCTAGCATCGTCGAATCCTTCTGTAGCCTTTAGAATGACGTAGTCTTTCGCCTGATCTACTGTATCAGTCGATTGATAATGCGAGAGGTCAGCCCCGTAAAGCGCCATTATGCGTTTGGGGCGGTCTCTACGTCTGGTGTCGCTACTGGCGCGGTGTAGCCAGCGTCAAGAAATACCTGCTCAACAGCCTTGAATAGCAGTTCTGCTAGTGTTGGCTCTGCGGTCTTAACACCTTCAAGTACAGACTCTACCTTAGTTTTTAGTTCCTCTAGATCGTTTGTTAGTGACATTACTTACTCCTTTAATGCTTACTAACTTATAGTATACTAGCTTTTCTTCCAAGGAAAGTTACCGGGAAAATTACCAACTCCTGTTAAAAGTCCTAACAGTATGAATACGATAGCTGTTACGAGAACGCTCTTAACAGCATCCACTGTAAATACCTGCATAAGCAGCCAATCTAGTAAAAACGCGAGTCCTATGTATAGCATTATTTCTTCCCTTTCAAATAGTTTAATATCTCAGTCTGTAATTGAAGCTCTTTCATTTGCTCATCCTGAACTGTAGCCAAGTATGTAAGTGTCTGATGGTCGACGTCTGCCTTAGCTTCACTTTGCTTCTGTTGAATATTGGCTTGCGTAGAAAGAATAGGCAAAGCGATTAGCTGAATGACCGTCTGCGAGATGTATGCTATCCATATCAATACTGAGTTAGCTTTAATGACTGATGGCAATTCAGCAATGTCAAGGATGACACAAAAGTAGAAAAAGCCCATTGAACCAAGTGTATTACCGAGAATATTTGCGAGTTTGTTATTAAACCGCTTGTCTTTCTTCAAGAGTTCTCTCGGGTGAATAACCTTTGAGTGCTTTGGTTCGAAAATAGTTACCATTTCCATCATTGTATCATCTATTTAATGGCATGAGTTGCCCAGAGAACAATAATACCTATGATGAACTGGATTGCCAGGATTATACCTAATCCGACATATACCAGTTTGGATATCGCATTTACCTTATCGTCCAGAGACTTATACTGAACATCATACTCAGTACGAGGAATGAATGTAGCAGTCTGGTCTGATAAACTTTGGCGGAACTCGTTGACACTATCAAAGCGCTTCTCACTGGCTATCTCGGCTTTACCAACTGCTTCCTTCGCCGCCTGTAATGCGGCCTGTATTGCCTTATCTGAGTCAGTAAAGCGCTGCTCCATCAGTTCTCTAAGGGTATTAACCGTCCACTCTGACATATCATTAGTGAACCTGATCTACGATAGGTTGACAAACATTTAGATTGTGCAATGTAAGTTCACTCCGGTTATTCTGTAAGAAAAAGGCACCGATACAGACCATTTGTTTTTCTATCTGTTTTGTACTCTGTTGATTCAGTTGTTCCAAATGGTATATAGAAACTATGAAAAATATATTACCAGCTATGGCAAAGACAAGTAGGAAATAAAGTAATGCTTCAGGTATTGATTGAAAGGCTCTGAGCTTCATAAAATAGTCTTCCCGGTGATCTTTTCCATTACAACGGTAGTGATCGAACTAACTACAAGGCTTACTCCCGTAATTATAAACCCTATCTTCGTCGAATCTACTGCCTGGGCTTTGCCTTGATCGCTGACTGTCCTTGATAAAGCATTTAGCTCGTCTCTAATTTCCTTGAGATCGCTTTTAGTCTCCAGCCGAAGACTCGTGAGACGACTGTCTACTAAATCATATATATCATTGTTGGTTGGGCGTGGCATAGTCATACCCTTCAGAGTTTATTATTTAGCGGCTTTTGCGCGTTCTTTCCAAAAAATACTTCCGGAAATTTTCTTTGCACTCTTAGCTGACTTGCCTTCGTCTTCAATCTTGTCTTCCATACCCTTAAAGCTCTCACCACCTTTTTTGTGGAACTTGTGGCCGTGTTCAGCCTCTTTAACGATATTAGACCTTTTCTTAGCGCTGAGGCCGTCTTTCTCGTCTTTTTCGCCCTTAGATGCTAAAACTGACGATAAACTATGCAGATTTTTTGCCATATTGCCTCCAAATTAAACAAATAGCCGACTCAGTCGGTCGGCTCTCATGTATAATCATATCATCAGTCAAAGCGAAAGGAAACAATGAGTAAACATATTCCTCTTGGCGAAAATGTCCTTATTAAGGCTAGAGATTCACGCCAAAGCAAGTATTTTAACGCCCCAAAGTCAGAGTTTGACCAGACGCAAACAGTCGGCACACTGATTAGCTTGGGAGCAGATGTACCCGATAACTATAAAAATATAATTGGTAAGATTGTCTTTTTCCCGTCATTCCACGAGGTGAGAGCCACCGCAGACCCGGACGCACCAGAGGTATTTGTTAATTATAAACTTATCGCAGGATATGAAGAGGAGAGCAATGACTCAATTAGCGACTAAAAACCGTTATGACCCAAACAGATTAGGTACATATGTGTTTGTCGGTGACGCAGATAAACTAAAAACTTTAGACGATTTGTACTGGTCTTATGTTGTTGAGTTTTGTGCGGCTGAAGACCCTTACAGACCAGACAGTCCCTATGGGGATGTTGAATGGTGTAAACGACAAATGCCATATGCAAGTTTTAGTGGGGTAGGTCAATTTAAGATGATGGCAAGAGCCGATCAACGAGCTAAGGAAAGGATTGCACAGTTATGAGTAACGCATTTGATGAATACAAGCAAAAAACTTTGAATTTATTGCAGATGATGGCTGATGAGAATTATGAAAACTTAGACGGTGAAAGTTATGTTATCAATAAAAAGCTTCGTCTAAAACTAATGAGCATAATGGATAAGGTAAAAACTTTATGAACAATAAATTTGCACGAAAAGTTGTTTACGGTAAAGAATACGAAGAGGCCAAGCTCAGAGGCTCGAACCTATCTAAATTAGTAGCTAAATCCGCTTATGGCGTCGGTGCCGGCAATGTGATGATCGAGCGTAATTTTGGCGCTCCTCTTACATCCAGGGATGGTGTGAGTAATCTCGAACAATTGCATGTGGCTGAACCTGTTGAGAACATGGTTATACAATCAATTGTACAATCATCTCAAAGGACTAATCAGCATGCTGGAGATGGGACAACTGCAACAGCCATATTAGCCTCTGACCTGTATGAACAGGGGGTTAAAGATATTCACGAAACAGGCAGAAGCCCAATACAGGTAGCTAACAAGATACTTGAAACATCCCGTGAGGTCTATAAGTTCATCGACAGTAAGAAAGTCAAGGCCACTAAAAAAGACCTTAAGAATATTGCACGTATCTCCTCTCACGACACGGCACTCGGTGATATGGTTTCATTTATCTTTGAGAAGTTTGACGGCGATGGAGGTGTTGTGGTTGGCACCCATGATGGTGACGATACGACTATGTCAATGGAGGAGGGCTTTTACTTCAAGAAAGGCTTTGCTGACCCGAAACTAATATCTCATCCAGGCCTAAGGGAGTCATATCTTACAAATGTCCCCGTACTCGTTATTAGTAAGGTTTTGAAAACATCCAATGACATGATAGCCATTTTTGAGAAGATAGGCGAATATGCAGCCAACCATGGTCGTATTCCTTTAGACTTCTTGATGATTGCCGATATTGAGGGGGTTGCTTTAGAGGGCTTAAAAGAAAACCCTCGCAATCTTCTTATTCCTACCGTAGTAACACCTTTAGATCATGGTGCACGTAAAGATGCTTTCTTTCAAGATGTAGCCACCTATACGGGTGGAAAAGTCATCAGTAATAATGATTTTGATGATTCATACTTTGGGAATGCAGACGAAGTTATCGCATCTGGACTGACGACTAATATTATTTATGGCACCCTCGATCTTAAAAAGTTAGAAGAACTGCATGATAAAGGAAAGATATCTGATGCAGACTTCGAGGCTAAAAAGAAAAGACTCGAGGGAATAACATTTTTGTTAAATAAACTTGATGAACAGATTGAAAAGACTACTGACTCTTACGATCTAGAGTTCCTAAATGAGCGTAAAAACCGCTTACAAGGTAAGATAGCCACCATATCAGTTGGCGGTGAAACGGAACAGATTAGAATAGAAAAGAAGTTAAGGGTTGATGATGCTTCAAACGCGGTACGTTCTGCGAAGTTATATGGAATTGTTCCTGGAGAAGGCGAACCGCTCCTGTGGGCGGCAAGCGTGGTAAACAATGCTGACCGATACGGTAATCTATTCCTCTACCTACTGGAAAACTGCGGTATTGATGACCCCGACAGCTACGCCTATAAGCTAGTCGATGAATGTAAGTTTGGCGAGGGGTACGATATATCGGGCGATTCCCTACCCGAGGGTGCAGATAGAAAGACGGTTATAAACCTGCGTGAGCACGGTATTGTTGACCCTGTACAGGTAGTGCTAGAGACCGTCCGAAATGCGGCGGCTGTGGCTGCGCTACTCGTAACCAGTACGACCGGCATGTACTACGAAAACCGCGACATCAAACAGGACTAATAATGTGGCTGTTAGACTTCAGGAAACCGCCTACGCTCGTTCAAATCGAAGATATTAACTCTCTAAAAGCCGAGTTAGACGAATTACGGGCTATCATTGCTGACCTGCGTGATGACATGAAGCACCTACAAGACCTAAACGCCGAGACACAGAAGACCAATGTCTTGCTGTACCCTGAGAACTTTGATAAAGATAAAGGCACCGGAACAACTGTTTTTGTTAAGAACGGAGAGGAAAAACCCTATGATACGATTGACTGGCGGAGTCGATAAAAACGGTAAGTTTGTAGTCGGCAAGATACCGAAGTCCGTTCGACATCCTGGCTATAAGCAAGAGAATAACGACATGCAGCGTATCACCCATTCTGCAGAGTTAGTGCAGCCGTTTAACCCTGATGGCACTCGGAATACGGCGTACAGCACCATCTACCACCAGGCGGCCATTAACCAGGGTGTCATTGACGAAGACCCATTACCAGATTTTCAGAGGTTTGAATAAAAGTTGAGATTCTCAGTCAGCGTAATAACCTCTTCTAAAAGAGTGTCCTTTTTAGATAGTAAAAGTTTGTACTCTCTAGAAAGTATATCGTACTGCATATTCAATTCTTTCAGACTGTTAGCGCCCATATCCAGGAGTCTTTCCTGTTGTGCAAGAGCCTCCGCAAGTTCAGAGGCTCTGTTTTTATCCTGGGCGTTCATAGTTTAGTCTTTGTGCATTGACTTGGGGAAACCGAGATAGACTTGGCCTAAGAGTTCTTTTATCCGAGCATTTCGCTCCATGAGAACCTGGGGATTAGGGCCGGTATCACTATTCTTAGCAGGTCGTTTGCGGTCGTCGAGCTGCAACTGGATATTTATAATAAAAGGAATTGCCACGTAAGCGAACTCGCCTGAAATAGTGGCGTTTTCATCCGGCCCGATTCTCAGTGTTTCACGCTTACCAGGGATAACAGACATACCGTCTTCTGACAATTCCGACCGGCCGTACACGCGCTTTGTAATCTTATTAGAGACAACTTTTTCGTTCTTGCTTGGCAGGTAAGGAATATCGAGTGAGAGATTCGTAATGTTTTTGACGCCGACCATATCATAGGGGTCAAACATTTCACGGAGCATTTCGCCCAGAGTCTTCTGCCCATTGGATACAGCGGTACTCTGGTCTTCCTTAATAATCTCAGCCATTAGTTCTCCTCTTTGTTCATTAGTACAACCATCGTCAATTATTATCCTAAATGTAGCATATGACAAAGGATGCTACAATGTGTGTTATATGTTACACACAGATTATTGCTCTAGATGTCATAGAAAAAATGTTCCCTTAATTAAGCATGCTCGTAATAAAACCACGCAGTATTACTACTGTAGAGACTGTAATGCAGCAAGGATGCGCAACTACTATAACAGTTACAATGGTAAGAATAATATCGTCAATGCTAGTAAGAGGATGGCAACTAAATATCCCATCAAACAAAAAGCTAGAGGTATGGTGAATTATGCAGTCAAGTCGGGTAGGCTCAACAAGCCCGCTCAGTGTGAGGTCTGCCTTAGCGAGGGACGAATTGAAGGACATCACATGGACTACAACAGACCACTGGATGTTGTTTGGCTATGTACTTCTTGCCATGCTGACTATCATTCAGTAAAAAAGAAGATGCGAGATTAACTACCACACAAAAAATACCCTCTATTACGAGGGTATTGATTGCCGAGGAGTATTTCTACTCTACGTTGAGGATAGTACCAGTGACGGCGCTGTAGCCTGAGACCTGGCAGTAGCCGTAGGTGACTGCTGGGGAAGTCAATGCTGGAAGCGCACAAACCGTGTATCCACAACTGATGTTGCCCGATGCTGTAGACGTTGATACGACGTCAGGTGATGTGTAAAGACTAATGGTATCCGTACCAGGGATTAACGCCACACTCATTGGTAGAACATCACTGAATGTAACCGTAAAGTTATCACTCGATGCTGCACAACCTGTGTTGTCAGCGATGCGTACGCTGTAGACCTGAGACCCCGAAGAGACAGAGATTTTAGCATAGCCACCGGCGTAGGCACTAGCCGTGACAGCCCCACTTGAGACGACCGTAAGTGTCTGGGATGGGAACTGTAGGTTGTTAGCAAGCTGACCGTTGGCTACTGTCGTGAGCGCGAGGCCGGTAACTGAACTAATAACTGAGTACACCTGCGTACCGGCTGCGATGGCAGAACTGTTCGTGAACTTCACGTACTTATATCGGCGTCCACCCTTAGCCTTGAACGTGCTACCTAGGGCTTGGAATTTCCCCGTTGTGAGGGTTCCGACTACCGACCCTAGAGCTTCTACTTCTTCATTCATAATCGTATATTCCTTTTCCTATTAACTAGCGTTTGTAATTCCGTTAACCTGAGCTTGGCGTCGGGGTTGGTTGGAAGTCATCTGACCGAAGAAGGTGATGACTGCGGTTTCAGACAACTGGTTTGGTACGCGCATGAAGTCGCGCATTTGCCAGATCGACTCAAGCGCCTTTGGAGCGCCACGGCTACCGGCTGAGTTGATGTTAGCTTCCGGAGCACCGCCGGTTACACCACGAGTTACCTTCATGTTGCTCGCGATGAACTTCTGGTTGTGCATAGGCACTTTGTAGAGGTTGAGGTAGTTGCTGTTGAGCAAGTACAGGGTGCCGATTGAAGCGCTGTCATCCTTGTAGAAGGATGCTGCGCGGTACGCCATGCCAGTGAAGCCACCGGCTGCGCTCATACCGGCAGACAAACGGATTTCGCTTGGAGCGTCGCTTCGGGTAGCGTCCTGTGCGATGTCAGAACTCGTAGTAACGTAGCGGCCTTGGTTCGTTGGCTGGAAGAGGCTTTCAAGCAACGTCCATACCGGAGAGGTAGTAACCGCGAAGTCAGTCGTTTCTGAAGCGATACCACCGGCTGAAGCAGCGTCAATTGCCGTGCTAACGGTGTTGAGTGCGATTGTGCCACCTGCAGCAGTGTAGACCTGTGCGTTGACCCATGGGTTGCTAGCGCGCGTTACGCCACCGTAAGAAGAGGTGTTGCCGCCTGCATCGACGACGTTCTCAAGACCGTAAATGTTGTTACCACCGCCGGCGCTGTAGACACCAGCTGCGAAACGAAGTCGGAGCGACTCTTGGGCTGCGTCCATTTTCTGCTCTACGAGGCGAACAGCTGCGCGCATGTTGTTTTCGTTGATGCTTCGCTCTGCGTCTGAGATAGCAACCGTCTGCATAACAAGCGATGGGCCGAATGATAGGGTTTCCATCGTGTTTGTGACTGCGAATGACAGCGTGTCCATCGAGTTAATGAATCCACCAGTCGGAGAGGTCGAAGTCATTACTGGGTCAATCTGAATCGGACCACCGCCCCAGCGCTGCGCCTTAGTGCTTAAGTATTTAACAAGCGTTGTCGAGTAAGTAATGTTATCTACTACACGGGGAGCAATCTTGTTGTAGGTGACTAAACCTAGGTCTGATGTAAAATCCATAGTTACCTTCCTTATATATAAAAAAGCCGACCAGTGCCGGTCGGCTTATTACCTAGAGTATATCACCTATCACTTTTTGCTTGCAACAGGTTCTTTCTTGGCTTTCTTTTTCTCTAGGAGGTTGGGGTCAAAGTATTTACGGGTCGAACTGAGTTTAGCTTCTACTAAGAGGCGCTCGACAAATGCCAGTGCGAGATCGTACTCATCAGGAATCGGGCGCCCAAATAGTGCCTTAGACATTTTCCTACCCTCTTCCTCAGTCAGTAATTCCTTTTTAACAAATAGTGCGATGATAAAGTTAATCATAAAGCTACCTTATTTTAATAGTTTTCTAACGTCAAAATCGGGGTCGTTCAAAAGCTGGTCAAACTCTTCGCGCGAAAGATTATCGTACTGGTTTGCTGTGGAGTTCTTACCTGCGCGCTGAGTCGAGCGTGAAGTACGGGTAGCGTAGTTAGAACGCTCTCTGTCTTCTTTAGAGAGTGAGCCGTCAAGGTCTTTGAACCTATCTTGGTTTTCTTTGCGGAAACGGTTAAGGGCGGTATCAAAACCAATAGCCCGAGATGGGGTGCGGTCTTTATTGACCTCTTGCTGATAGACCAAAATATCATCAGCCAATTGATTAACCTTACTATTTTTGTCGATATTGCCGTCTTTATCGAGTTCAAGCTTCGGAAACTCGCCGTTTTCTATAGACTCAGTCAGTCCCTCAAGTTGGGACTGTCGAGCTTCGTTCTCAGTATTTACACGCTCAATATCAGCCAAAGCATCGTCGTACTCTTTCCTCAGATTTTCGCCCTCGGCTGCTATCCGTGATAGTGCAGTACTGGCTTTGGTAACTTCTAATTGGTCGGCAAACTTAAAGTCTTTCGGGATATCGTCAGCCGTGTATGCTCTGACTTCTTTGCCTTCCGCATCTTTCAGGACTAGCGGCTCAACACGTCAATCCGTATTTCTGGAATCCGTCATCAAACTTACTGAGATCGAGCGACTTAGCGAACTCAGTCTGAGGCGTGTAATCAATCTCGGGAACTTCCTCCATGAACTCTTTAAGCGAATCCTCGTTGATCTTGGCATCGTCTTCGCCTTTGTCGTCCTTGTCCTTTGTATCGTCGGTTGTGTCATCACCCTTATCATCGGTGTTTGAGTTATCCTGCGAATCATCGCCATCTGAGTTGTCGTCTGAGTCATCCTCAAGCGGTTTGCCAAATTCGTCTAAAGGCATATCGTTTTGGTGATTACTATCGTACTTTCCTACCAACTCCTGCACTTCGGGGTCGTCTAGAATGTCTTCATACATGTTAAATACTCCTTTTTAACATGATAACAGATTTACTGCTGTACTTGAGGTATCTGTTGTGGCATTTGCGACATTTGAGGCATTTGAGGAGCTTGCGCTTGAGGCTGTTGGGGTTGCTGAGGAGCGCCGGGCTGTTGCATCTGTTGCTGTGCTCTAGCGGCTTCGTCTTGTAGGTTCTGAGGCGACAAGCCCATCTGCGCTAGTTCCTGTATCGAGTAGAAGTGGTTGGGGTCTATCGTCTGGCCGTTGGGTGTGACTACTTGACCTTGAGCATTCGTGTACGTGGTTGCTGTCGGTGGTGGAGCTGCGGGATTAGCGGGTTTCTGCGGGGCGGTGCCATCTGGGTTTAAGCCTGCTTGCTGGGCTGCTTGTGCTGCGCCGGGGATTGTTGGGTCGGATGCACCGCCTTGTGCGCCTGCACCCTCTGCCTGAGCGACAGCACCTATTTGAGCAGGCGTAAACTTGAGGTCTGGCTCTAGCGCCATAACACCTTGTTTTGCGGCATTATCGACGATCTTACGCTTCAGGTTCTCAATAATGACTTGAGCGATGTAATCATTAAATCGCTTCTGAACCTTTTTACTCTTTTCCTTGAACTCTGGGGAAATTGTGAGATTTCGCATGGCCTTAATAAAGCCATCTGAGCTTTCGGTAACTTCAACCTCGGATTCGTCTTCAAACAGTTCCAGGGTTTGCTGCGCGGTAAACTCATATTCTTCACTGCTCTCTTTACGAGCCAGTGAGCGCGGGTCTTGCGTGAACTGTATGTAGTCATCGTATAGCTGTTCGGGGTCGGGAAGATCATTAATCTTATAGTAGGAAAGCAGCGCAATCGCCTTATTATCGAGTAGTTTGTCGGCTATTTCTTGTAACTGAGCCTTGTTTACTGGTGACGTTGAGCCAGCTTCGACGTGAATTTCCACCTTCGTGTCGATCATGCCACGGGATATGTATATCTTCTGATACCCGCTATTGGATTTACTCGTGAACGCATGGCGCTTCGTGTACCAGATACTCATCATGTGGGCGAGTAATCGGTAGTAATCAGTGTAGAACTTGTCGATCGAGCGCGTCATCAAGTCCAAGCGACCCTGCGCCTGGTCTTTCTTGATCTCAGATTGCCCGAGCGTTGGAACCGTATCGCCATTGTCGCCCGTACCCGTAATCACATCGGGCGCCCCGATCATAGCCAGCGTCTGGGTACGTAAGTCCTGCTTCTGGGCTAAGAGTTCCGGTGATACGACTGCGGCAGGCACCACGCCGAATTGTTGCTCGGCATTGCTTCCTTGGGGGACATTGGTAAGGGTAATAACACTTTTGGTAGCTAACTTGTCTGATGACACAGCGTCATCTTCACTCAGAACTGCGCCGTTGACTACAATAGTAGGATTGCTGCGGAGCGAGCTTTCTAGTGAGTGACGGCCGGCCAGGTTCAAGAAATCCTGCATAATCCGGCCCTGCTCGACAGGGGTTGTCTTGTCTATGAGTAGCCTACCGTCTGAGCTGACATTGCAGAAGATAAACGGCTTCGGCGGTGTCTTTATAATGTTCAGTTCGTCATCGACATAACTGAAGTTCGGGTTTTTGCTTTTCTCTAGGATAAGATCATCACAGTAGTATATGACGCCCTCTTGAGGGTCAAACTTACTATCGTAATAGGTAAACCACGACTCGCCAAGGATTAAGAGAACGTCTAGATCAGGCTTACCGTCTTCTCGTCCGATTGATGCGATCTGCATAATCTTTTCTTTTTTGCTCGGCCACCTGTGTATCATTGCGGCGGCCGACATAGGTTCCTTATAGTCAACAAATCCTGGATTACCACCATAAGCCGTATGATTATCCATTGTTAGGTTTTCGGGGTTGAGCAGTTTTGGAACGATATCACCGTTCTCTCCTGCGTCTGGATCAAACTCTAGCTTTACGCCACCGATATACGACAGACCGGCATCATTAACTACCTTGGCAGCAATATCCCTGAACTCGTGTTTATCATTATGAGACCGCAAAACTTTCTCAAAGAAAACCCCGAAGCGCTTAGCAGTATCACTGTCGGAGGATGGGTAGACATTCGGCTGGGCGATGCGGTTCGTGAGGTAGGCCATTACCGCTGACCACCCTATCCATATCTGGTTTTCGGAGTAGGGTATTTGTCCAGGCTTTAACTTATTCTGTATCTGGTAACCGTCGAAGTACAGTTTGTTAAGCCGCCTTTTTTCAGATAGGTTATAGCCATCATCAGTTGAGTCGTCCCAGTCGGTGCGGGCGTTGTCTATACGGGTTTTTAGATTCTGTAATAGCGTCTCATCATTAATCGTAATGTCCAGATTGCCAAGGGCCTCAATAACGCTACTCTGGCCAGTCAAATCGGTCTGTGAAACTGTGCCAGAGTTTCTGCTAAACATTCCCGTAAAGTCGTTATTCATAATATCTCCTTAAGTATATACCGTTAGTAGCCGCTTAGTTTCATTGCTTCGCTGGGCGATATACCAGCAGCTACATTCGTCTTGTAATTGGCTTGGGCTTGTTGCTGTGCTTGCACCTGTAACGCGTCTTGCTGTTTGTTAAAGGCGTTTTCTTGTTCCTGGTAAGTGGTTTGAGAGTTATCATAGCTGACTTCGCTTTGCAGCATCACACTCTTTGAAGCGTCTAACGCTACTGCGCTGACATATGACGCTGCACTGGTAAACGATGCGAGAGCTTCTGAAGCGTTGACTGAATAATTGACTGAGGCATTGTATTCGCTCTGAGCCGCTTCCTGGTAGCTACTGGCTTCTGACAGGTATTGAGCAGCGGAAGCGGTATACGATTGTTCCGCCTCTTGCTCCTGACTGAATAAATACTGGGATTCACTACTGGCGTACGTGGCGGCGGTCGTCGCCTCACTCTCCTGCGTCTTTATGGATTGCCCGAGTTGGGTTTCGATAGCATTCGCCTGAGTGGTTATGCGTTGGGCTTTCGCTTCGACTCCAGCAGCCGAAAGACCGTAAGTGCCTTGTAATTGGCTCAGAGCAGCTGCTGTCTTTCCTACTTCTTGATTTTGAGCCTGCTGGGTCTGAGCTAATGTTTGAGCGTTAAAGCCAAAAGTACTATTTTGCGACGTAAGATTCTGCTGGTACAGAACGCCTGACGCCCCAGTAGTAGCCATAACATTGGCTTCATTACTGGCATTTTGGGTTTGGGTGGCCGCGTTCTGGTTAGCAGCGTTCGCTTGCTGCGTCAGTTGATTGCCAGCGACCGTAGCAGCCTGAGAAGCGGCCATTTGCTGGTTATAGACAGTTTTACCCTCATTCTCTAGGGTATTTTCCTCAGTGTTTGCCTGAGAGAATATTGTGCTTAGTGAATCCATGATTAACCGGCGCTAGATGATTGTTGATTCTGAAGTTGGTTGACTTGAGACTGTTGGCTAGCAACTTCAGAATTGATCGATTTATTATGTAGCGATTGTGCAACCATCCCAAACAGACTACTCGTACCCCAACCTGCTCCGCTCTCCAAGCCCTTTTTCTCATTGTTTATATCAGCTTGCAACGCCTCAACCTGTGCAGCTTGTTGTTTCTGATTACTTTGAACCATTTTTTCAGCATTGAGTTGCAACTGCAACATGCCAGGTTGGCCATTAGTGCCGTTATTGTAGTTATTCTCTATAACTTGTCCTGCTGCCTGAGCACTTAGCAGTTTAGTTTGAGCGGCAGCTTGTTGCGCCTGATACGGTGCTAGAGCAGCTTGAGCAGCCTGATTAGCGGATGTCATAATATTGGCGACGTTAGAACCTACTAATCCGCCTTCCTGCACTGCCTTAGTAGCTAAAGTGTTTAACGTGGTGGCGTAGTTAGCCATTGTGTTATTACTTTGCTGAGCCGAACTATTATATGCGTTGATTGCATTAGTGTTCTGGCCAAGCTGATACGTCATGTCTTGGCCCGTAAGTGTAGCGGCAGTATTAGCTTGCCCTAACGCGTTGGACTGTATTGCTGTATTGCCAGCGATCTCATTATTGAATTGGTTTTGAACATCCGCTTGTCTATTCGCCGCACCTGTAGCATTGAAGCCGTAAGCAGCGCCCTGATTCATTTGGTTGTTGGCCCCAGCAAGCTGTCCAGTTTCCTGGGCTATGTTCTGATTAGCCTGATTAAGCGTGGTCTTATCAAAGCCCATCGTGTTGAGCTGATCTTGTGTGGCTTGGTTAAAGTTGGCTTCGTTCTGAGCTTGGTTTGAATAGGTGTCACCGAGAGCAGATAACTTAGCGGCT